CCAATTAAAGGCCCTGTAATCGGTGTCTGACCATCAGCAGATATAGACTGAGTAAGTCCATTAGCAATATCTGATAACGTATTATTAGCCCATGTAGAACTTATAGTAGTACCTGTGACTACTGGATTACCAGCAGTTAGGTTAAATGTGCCTGATCCGTTACGACTCATGTCATTCTCCTGTAAATGCTTTAGATGCACCTTGCATCATTAATAATTTTGCCAAATCATTTGATTTGCTAGGTTGTTGAATTAATCTATTTTGCACCATTGGCGATAAAGCCATTGATCTAGCTATTGGTCTTGCTAACATAGCACCTGCACCAACTCCACCTGTATTTGATCCAGCAATTATTCCTGTTGCAAAATCTAATGGACTTAATTGTGGCAAACTGCCCATCGCTTCTGTAGTTTGTGTAGCTTTAGGAAATTGTAAATTAAATTCAGCAATATCCTTTAATTCAGTAGATAAAGGTTTACCTTTTTTTAACTGAGCAGCTAAATTTGCTGCATTTACAGTTCCTGTTGCTGGATTTAATGCTTTTTCTACAGAATATGTTTTAGCAATTAATTGGCGAGNTTCTCTAAACTTATTAAGCAATTCTGTTTGATTAGTATTAGCTAAATGATTCTCAATAGTGTTTTCAAGAACTTGACTTGCTCCTTTATTGGCTTTCCCAAGTGCTGTATCACCAGTTCTAAAGGCTTTATCTGCATCTGTTCTTAATACATTAATTTTAGCTACAGCAGAATTAACATCAAAACTAGGTCTTTTTAAAGAATCAATTACTTCAATAACTGGGTTTATTGTTTTTTCAGGAAAATCTTTAGCTGCTTGTATAGCATCTTGATAAGGCTTTATATTATCTAATGCTTGTATAAATTTAGGACTTGTTTTAACTGTTCCTGATAATTTTAAATTTTCATACGCTTGACCAGCAGTATTGCGTATATTTTTTAACATTTCAGGATTAATCATTGTATCTTCAGGCAATCCTAATGCTTTTGATGCAAGACTGTTAGTTACCTGTTGATTTTTTGCACTAGCATTTTGAGCCGTTGATATTTTTCCTGATATGCCTTCTAATGCTTTGTTTAACAATGTTGAATTTGCTTGAGTAGGTGGTATTACATAACCTAAATCTCTTGATTTTTTAATAGCTTCAACCATCTGAGGTGTTTGTGGATTAGCTCTTAATAAATTAGCCAATGCTCCTGCTGTTGGTATTGCTGATCCTATTGCACCTTCAATAGCACCTTTTTTAGCTTGTTCTTTGTAAAATTCTTGACCAGTTTTGCCTGTTTCTTCAGGTGAAATCATACCTGATAACACTCCTGTGCCACCCATTGTTGCTAATGCTTGACCATACTCAGGTAGTTTAGCAAGAGATGGTAATAAACTTGCACCTTTCATAATTGCAGCACTAGGAGCTACAGAACCAATTATATTTCCACCTAAATAAGACATAGGATTAGCTTCTTGATAAGGTTTGGCTTGTTGTGCCATTGATTGTGATGCTTCTTGACCTACATTACCACCTGTTAGTAACTTTGCTGTGCCAAGTATGGGATCAACTACACCACCTTTAAAACCACCAATTAAAGCTGATTCTAGTGGTCTAGGTTCAGGTTGTATTTGAGCAACATTACGAGTAGGTCTGCCTACAGCAGCACCACCACCTGTTTCAGCAAATTGTGGATTTACTGTAGTTTCAGAAATAGTTACAGTTGGTTCTGCATTTGGCTTATACAATCTTTGAGCTTGAGCAATAATTTCAGATTGACTTGCACCAACTGGCCCAATTAAAGTAATTTCTTTGCCATCAGGAGCAACAACTGTATATTCTTTTTCAGCCATTATTTAACTCTCCAATTGCCTTGATTTAAAGGAATTGATATATCGTAAGGATATTGTAATTTTGCTGGACCTTCTTGTGCTTGTTTAACTTGCATATTATGTTGCATTGCTTTATCAACAAGAATTTGTTTATAAACTTCAACAACTCTAGGAATTGCACTTGGATCAGTACCAATACTACCCATAGACTGTTGCAAAATTTGTTGCTGTTGTTGTGATGGAGAAGCATCCAATTTTTTAAGATTTTCCATAACATTTGTAAATAATGCAGAACGCAATTCTTCTGTATTTTTTACTTTATCAGGTGCAATATTTGTACCTAAATTGTTATTAAAGAATTTAACTGTTGCCAATTTTTGTTCTGCCATGCTTCCTGCAAATGATTTTGGTGCAAGTTCAGCAGCTTTTTCAAGTGATTTAATTTGAGTAGGAATATTTTTTAATGCTTGATAATTTTCAACTAATCCTTCACCTAACTTACTTTGTACTTTATTTGCAAATGGTTCAAATGCTTGAACATTAGTTATAGCAGTCATATTAGGAGCAGATAATTTTTTATGTTGAGCAATTGTTTTGGCGGCTATTTGAGCGTCTTGTGGAGTCCAATTATCAGGATTTCTAGGCAAATTAGGATTTAATGCTAAAGCAGTTTTAATATCTGTAGATAATTCATGTTCTTTATTTTTACCAACAGCAATTTCTGTAGTTGTATTATCAGGATTAACTCTGTAACGTGTTTCTCCAATACCTAAATTAAATTCTTTAGGGCCTTCTAAAGACTTAGATATTAATGAATTAGCCACCATTTGACCTATAGGACTAGATGATTTTAATGCTTTCATCAATGCTGCTTGCTTATCGGGAGCTTTACCTATTTGATTTTGTACAACAGGCATTGTTACTTGTTGATTGTCCAACATATCAGAACCTTCGCTAATAACAGGTTTTGTTGGATAAGGAACAGCAGCCTTGTAATCAGGAGTGCCTTGCAATGTCTGAATAATGTCTTGTGCTTCCGTAGCATTTCTGCCTCTAATTGCTTCAGCTAATTTTTGTTGTTGAGTGTCGCCTTGTTTAGCAAGATAAGCACCTGTCAACATATTAGCAACAGGTTGTAAGTTTTGAAAAAAGCTAGGTGCAACAAATCGACCACTTACCATCTGACCTTGTGGTTGTTGATTTTGACTCATTAACATTTCAGCCATCTTTTGCTGACGGTTAATTTGTTGCTGTTGAGCATAATCTTCTGGTGATAAATTGCCGTATTGATCTGCCATGATTATTCCTTAGTCAAATCCAACAGGCATTGACGGTGCTTGTGCGCCCATACCATTAGGTGTATAAACATTATTTGCGCCATATTTATCAACCAATTGTTGATTAGGACTTTTACGCAATAATTGAGCTAAAGCTAACGCATTAGAACCACTTTGAGGAGTGGTTTGACCAGCCTGTTGAACTAATTGATTTTGTTGTTGTAATGCAGCGTTTTGATTAGCTTGTTGTTGCGCCATATTTTGGAAAACAGGCGATAAACCTTGCTGATTCTGATCAAAGCCATTAGGCATATACATTGACGTATATGGGTTTTGCATATTATCCATTTAACGCTCCATAGTTAACCATTTTGTATCCATCAGGTCGAGTTATAACCGCTTCAGGCATAACTTGTTCAACTTCTTGTGCCATAACGCCAATGTGTTTACCATGCCCTGCAAATGGGTCATTTCTAAATTCAGGTTTATATTCATAAGTGTAAACATTTAAACCATTAGCCATTTTACCAACTTGTTTAATGTTTTCTTTCATGCGCATATCTGAAGCTGGAGCCATCATATAAGCAGCGCCTAATGTGCCACCCAATCCCATCAATCCACTGTTAAAATTAGATTGTGCAGCGTTAGCAGCGTTAAATCCACCCATCTGTGCGTTATAACCCATTTGACTAGCACCTAAAATATCAGCACCTGAAGTCGTTGCTTGTTGTGGTACGTTTTGAAACGTAGGATTCTGTACCTGTGCGCCACTTCTTAACGCACTTAATGTATTTAACGGAATGTTGTAGTTTGTTAAAGCTTGGTTGTATGCTTGTTGATTTGCTTGCTGACCTACATTGAAACCTTGAGTAGTTGCAGAGTTTAATAAGTCATTTTCTTTTTGTCCTTGACTCATTTGCGCTCTCATATAAGCTTCAGAGCCTACAGGAATACCAGAATTTGCTAATTGATTGTTTAACGCTTCACGACTTTGATCAATTTGTGGCTTTAAACGAGCCATATAAGCATCTTGATACGATTGACCAGGATTCATGCCTGTAGATGGTAGATTAGGATTAAATCCTTGACCCATCATTTCTTGAGTACGACCTAAAGCAGAATTAATTGTAGAACCTAAGCCTAAACTAGCTTGATTTTGATTATTAAGTAATTGTTGACCTACATCTGATAATGAAGTAGTTGCAGTCCATGTTGGATTGCCGTATTGATCTGTACCGTTTTGACTGTAGTTTAAGTTGCCATAAGGAGTAACTTGGTTGACACGATTAGCAGCAGATGCAGCTCTTGCAGCGTCTAAATTGCCTTGAGCAGTTGCAGTTGCTGCTCCTTGATAATCAGGTGCTGCTGGCGCACTTGGCGCAGGCCCTAATCCTAGAAATCCACCACCACCCATATCATTCTCCTTTAAACTTTCTTAGAGGACATTGGATGTCTAAGAACCGACAATCTTCCTTCCTCATAGCCATGATTACTAAATCCCCATCTATATGGGCATCTGGTATCTCAGCCACAACTTTGAAGCCTAAGTGTCGGTTTAACCTTAGTGCATCTGTGTTATTAGCACATATTTGTCCTATTATAACTCGTAAATTTAATTTATTAAATGGGTAATCGAACGTAGCCCATAATAAATCTTTACTCATCCAATTAACTTCTGATACTGATCCTATATGAATCTGACACGCATTAGGCATAAAATTGTTAAATCCTACGACTGCTACAACATTTCCATCTATTTCCTGACCGATACATACTGTCTCTTCAGGTAGAGGATAATTCATTATTCTTACTAGCCAATCACCCAAATATTTCTGATTTTCAGTAGTAACTCTCCTCAAAGAACTCCCCCATTTTCCATGACATAATCAACTGAAGCCCAATGAAAGTCAATGCCTTGAGAAGCCACATTAATATTAATCGATCCTGAAAATCCTAGTCCTGTTACACCTTGCCAATATTTAGTAGTAACTAATCCACCACCCCAAGTATTTTGATCCCATAAACCTGTGTCCCAAACCCCAACAGAAATAGCTGACGGATTAAATGCTATTTGATTAACTAAAGGTGTTGTATCAAAATCGGTGCTAATTCCACATAAAACCGTTGGTACACCGTTATCTGTTTGAAAAATAGGTCTTATTAAAGTAAATCGTTTTAACTGACCAGATGAGCCAAAATAATTATAAGCTTGTTGACAAGTCCCATTGATATTTGCACCGTTATCAGAAAATCCTGTAAAGAATTGACCTACATAACCATCACCACCAAAATACATATTTTGATCACCAGCAACTACAAAACAATTTGCATCAATTTTTGTAAATCTAGCCCATGATTTATTAATGGTATTCATTACATATTGTTCAATACCATCATTTGTTGGAATGTTAAATATCAACATATTAGCTTCTGCCAAATAATTAATTTGCCAACCATAATTGTTGAGGTATGAACTTGCTGCTAAAGAAACAGCATAATAAATTTTATCTGTAAGGTTAATTCTTGGATCTAATCGGTCAGATTGTAATGCAGATGTTAATGGTATTAATCCATCTTGAGTCAGCAATAATAAATCACCACCCCATTTAAAAAAGCATCTACGAGCAAAAGTCTGGCCCATTTGCCATAAACCTTTCATGGCCCAATTATTGGGGTCGCTAGGATCAAATCCTTGATAGACTATAATTTCACCCATAGAACTCACAAATACGGCAAAGTCATCAACACCGTAACCAGCGTCTAAAGTCCAAGTTCCCATTGCTTGTAAATAACCACCATTACGGAAAAAAGCACCTAAAGCAAAGCTTGTTGCTGCACCTGATATAGCCGTAACATCTAAATACCAAAAGCTTAGACTGTTGTTTTGACAGAAATACAAACGATTCTTAAACAAGTTGATGTTAACAAATGTGTTACTGTTTACACCTGTAATGCCGTTGACTGTATATGTTCCCATGACTGTCGCATTACCACTAGGCGCAGTTGCCATTGTGTAGGTAAAAGTCGTTGTACCTGTAACTGTAATTGTATAAGTGCCGTTAAATTCCGTAGGTGTTGCACCTGATATACTAACTCGATTGCCTGTAATTAATCCATGAGCAGAAGCCGTTGTAAGCGTTGCTGTTAAGTTACCTGTACCACCTCTTGTAATACTTGATATAGTCTGAGCAGTTGACGTAGTAGCCATAAAAGCCCATCTTGTGCCATCATAGATAAGAACAGGATCAACACCATTACAAGCAATAATAAAATCACCACCACTTGTAGACATATTGACAAACTGCCATTTGGCATTTGTTAGTCCAGTAAATACAACGGTTGCCGTAGATGAAGTTGCATCATATATTTGAGTACCAGCAAATGCAAATAACTTATATCCTGTACTCGTAGGATAATTCATCAAGGTATATACTTTACCTGATATACCTGTACAAGTTTTTGTCCATCCTTTGCGTAATTGTACGTCTGTCGGTGTAGGAAAGAAGTTAACCATTTGCACCGCATCTAATGGTGGCATTTCTGCTAAAGAATCTCGATTATTCCATCCACCAATCGGTGCTGCCATCGATGTTGTAGTTGCTGGCATTGTTAGCTTCCATATCCAGTATCAGGAATGTTAGCCCAACCGATAAGAACTGCACTTGGTTGAGGAGCAAAAGATAATGTTGCAGAACCTTTATCGTTAGCCTTAGCAATACTTAAATAACGCATATAGTCTTGACGTAATGCTGTTGTATCAAATGCTTTAATTTGAAAATATTTGAGCTTAGTTGCTAAAACTAAAACAGTATCGTCTAACACCGTTGTATCAGTATCATTTTGAAAACTGTTTAATACGTCACCAGCTACGTTTCTTACAAAGCCTTTTGATCTGTATTCAAAGCCTAAATACTCTAGCGTATTGTACGGTGGCCATATTTGAAATGTATTGCCTAATATTCTCCAACGTACTCGTGGGCCTGTAGAGATATAACCAGACTTTAACCATTGCCATTGCTGTGCATCGACTGGCCCTAACATTTGCCAATGTTTTGTCTTGTCCCAGTGAGTATTATCGGTAATTGTTTCGTAATCAGATGGTAATGGGTAAATTGTCTTACTAAATGTTACTGAACCACCTACAGTTGTTGCAGAAGATTGCTGTGTTGTTGTTACGCTTGTTGAACTTAAAACTTCGTCAACATAAGTATCTTGAGGAATACTTGTACCTACAATAGAGTAAGTATTGTCTAATCCTGTAGTGCTTGGAATATCGGTTATTACTTGAGTACCTTCTACGGTAGTACCAGTCGTTGTTATTGCATTTGTGTAGAAACGATACTCAAGTTCTAATGCTTGCCAATCAGACTCCTTAACTAAATCGTAACCTGCTCGATTCATCAAAGCTAAGACTTGTTGCACATCTTGACTTGGATTACCAATAACATAAGTAGGTACGGCTAAGTTAAGTTCAGCAGTTACTTGTTGAACCATTTGGAGTAGATTGTATGACATTTTATGCTTCCTCTGTGGCTTCCGTTTTTCTTCGGGTTTTCTTTTCACCAACAGCAGCAAGGATTTGCGCCATTTGCTCTTGCATTAATGCTAATTTTTGATCTGTTTCTGCTTTTATTTTAGCATTTTCTTCTGACTTTTTAGCAAGTTCTTCACGCAAATTTTCAATTTCTTGTGTTCTTTTGTCTGTTTCAGCAGAATTTGAAGCTAAATTTAAAAATGACTTGGCTTTATCTCTAAAAGCGTACGGTGACATTCCAGCAGCCATCCCCATGCGTTGAAGCTGTTGATCAGACGCATTTGCAATAGCCTCAACAGTATGAAACTTNATAGCTCTTAATTCTTCAGCTTGACTTTTAGATACTAATGGCCATTCACTTACAGGAGTTCCAATGACTTCTTGGTCATCTGCGCCTAATCTATTTTGATAATTTGCCCATTGAATAGGAAACCTAGTTCTGTGACTTGCAAGTGCATAAGTGTCAATTTCAGTTAAAGTATCACCTGCTACACAAATATGCACAAAATCAAATTCTTTGTAAATTGGTCTACCTGCTGCTAAAGTTTCAGCTTCTTGCTGAACAGGTCGTTTGTAAAATCTTACTTGCAGTCTTGAATCTGCGTTGTTTTCGTCTGATGGTAGTGCCATTTAAATCTCCTAAGTGGTTAGGTAAAGTTAAAGAAAAAAGAGGAAGCCGAAGCCTCCTCTCTATTATGCTACAAAACTACTGTAAATCAAACAGATGCCTTGCTAAACCAACCATAATCACCAGATGCCATTGAAGCACCTGATAAATATGTACCAACACCCAAAGTTACTTGAAATGTTGATGCGTTAATTACGCAAGTTGCTGTACCAGCAGGAATTGCTGCTGCTGCTTGTGCAAATACATAACGAAAACCATCGTTGCCGAATGTTTCAGCACCAGTTGGGCCAAATGTTGGTATTGCTGTGCCAGCAGAGTTTGGATTTGTTGCTGTTACGTTTGACAAATCTATGCCAGCGATTGGAAGAACTGAATAAGCCATGATATTTTTTCCTTATAAAAGATTAAGAGCCTGTTAAGACACCTTGTAAGAATGAGTTAGAGCAAGTAAGATTGCCAGCCCATCCATACAATTTAACGATTGCATCCTGATTGATGGACTGTCTTTCGCCACCGATAGGAACAAAGTTACGTTCTTTATGAGGACGCAAAAAGATGTAATTTGTGTTTAGCAAATACATATAAGTTGCAGTTTCTTGTGCGCCATAACCGCCTCCGAGTACCACATCAGCAGACATACCGCCACCGTAGAACTTTAATGATGCAAAACCTGCTGCGCCTTCTTCAACACCAGCGATACGCTGAATAGCCTGTAAAGACTGAACATAGTATGAATACAAAGTGTTACCAGCTACGATTAAATCTACTTTATCAGTTCCACGAACAGACTTGATAGCAGCGTTAGTCATTGCAGCTTGAATTACTGTGGAAGAAGTAGCACCTGTAGTTGCTTGATTCTGCCAGAAAGTCCAGTTTGCTCTGTTAATACCACCATAAGTACCGCTTGTAGGTGAAGTTGATACAGCAGCAGCCAAACCAGTAATGTTCTTACCACCGTTACCTGTACCGTCACCATAGATGTCAGTAGAGATACGGTTTAACAAACGAGCTTCAGAAACTTGCATACGACCATCTAACAAGTCGATGATTTGTTCCTTAGAACTGTTTTGTAACATTTCTAAACCACTCATTGTTACGCTATCTGCGTACTGAGTAATAGAAAACTGAGCAGCACTAATTGGGCTATCAGGAGTGATGTTTAAAACCTCGTACCCACTATAGCTGTTAGCGTTGTTGGTATTTGGATCGTTGTACATGATTTCTTCCAAGATTACGTTACCGCCTGAGAATGGACGTACGTTACCTTTAGAGTTCAATCTCTGTAGAATTGCGTTATTTTGAGTCAAGTTATCAGCCAACACTCCGCTACGACTTTGAATGGTAGTAGCGATAATATCGGTGATTGCGCTATTTGCGAAAGCCATGATATTTCCTTTAAATTAAGTTAAGTTAAACCCGACCATCCATTGCTTGCCCTAATTGTTCGGCTAACAATGAACGTCTATCCTTTGCATCTGTCTTAGACACTTGACCACTAGGTGTAGATGATCGTGGACTAACAGCAGTTGCTTTAGCTTTTGCTACTTGTTGTGCCTTAGATGCTTGCGTACTTGTTGTTCTCAGGAGTCTATCCGTCTCCAACTTGTAAGCTTCATCATTCATACGCACAGCTTTGGCATAAGCCGTTTCTAGGTTTTGGGCTAAACCTCGCTCAAGTAATTGAGCCATATCTTCCCTGACCATATCAAAGTGCGGAAATCGCTCTTTGTCACTACTTACTCGATTGATTTCTTGGTTTAATCGAGCATTTTCTTCTTGCTCTCGTATCGCTGACAGTTGCTGAACTTGTTGCTGAGTTGCTTGAAGTTGTTGCATTAACTGTTGTTGATACGGATCATGCTGTTCAGGCATCGAAATGCCGTCTTGGTTTAATTGTATGCCATAATCTTGAGCAAGTCTATGAAACATTTGCACTTTTTCAGCGTATGGAGCTTTTGACAATACCATGTGCGCCCGACCTAAGTTATTAATCCATGCTACAGGATGAATATTTTGTGCTTGTAACTCAGGTACAAATGGCCCAATAGCTTCAGTTAATTGTCTAGCATTGTCAGCTTCTGCCTTATATGCAGATACTCCACGCTTGTATTCAGCTTCTCTTTGATTAGCATATTCAGCAAATTTAGCAAATTCTTCTTTGTCTAAAGGCTTGCCTTCTTGCATCTTATCCCAAACGTCTCGATATTCTTTTTTCCAAGTAGTCGGTCTTTTTACTTCTTCTTCAAGCTGGTTAGAGTCAGCAACCAATTCTTCCTGAACATTTCTATCGGTATCAGAATCGGTGTCATTTTTGGATTTAAATCGACCTTTTTCGTCACGTTCGCTAGATTCTTGTTCGTCTTGTTCGGTTTTAATAGGATCGTCATTGACTTCAATTTCTTTTTCAATCGGTGTTTCTAAAGTGCCTTCTTCAGCTTGTTCTAACGCTGCTTCTAACATATCTCGTCTAGTTTCTTCAGTCATGTTATTTCCTATTTATAATTTAGTTTTGAATATGCTACTTCTGCTATTTGACGCTTGCGATCTTCGTTTTCTTTACGACTAAATTCATGCTTTTTTTGTTGCATAGGTACGTCATTACCTATTTCTATACAGTTATTGCGTTTAAGATTTTCACGATGTTTTGACCGACTTGATACCCATGTGCCATCTGCCATTGAAATATGCCCACTTATATCTGGTATAACGTCAGGAGCTTTTCTAGGAGTCATAGCCTCTTTTTCCTTCCAAGCTTGTTCAGCTTCAAGACTTCCCAATTCATAATTCCAATACATTAAATACTTTTCTTTGTCACTTAATTGAGTTTCATCAATTTCTTGATAGTCGCTTTTACATAAAGGACAACATTTACTTACTTTTACTATAGCCATTACATTCTCCTTATTAAATCTGGTACTTGGTCATACTCATGTGGTCTTAAACATACAACGCTGTCATACCAACGTGCATTTTTCCATCGCCAACAGACAAATTCTTCTTTGGGTAGTAAAACAATCGTTTTTACACCTAATGCACCAGCTAAATGTGCAGTTGCAGTATCAACAGTCACAACTCCTTTACACGCTTTGATGTGCGATGCTGATTTAGCCCAATCTTTTTGCCATCCATTATCAGGAAGTGCGTTAAATATGCCTTCTGTCTTAGGATTTAAGCTATAACAGTCTGAACCTGTGAGTTTTTCCATCTCTCGCATATCAATCGACTTAATGTAATACAAAATCTGCTTGGATGCTTCCCAATTAACTCCTATTTTTGTAGGAATATTGCTAGGTGTAGCATGAAGATAGCCTTCAGAGCCTACTATTTTCTTGTTTGTAATAGGAAACAATGACTTTACAGATGGATGTGCCAAACTAATGTAATACGGTAGCGATATAGAGCCTATCCAATAATCAGATATTGTAGCTTGTTCATCTTTCATCACATTAGTAAAACGATCAACGCAATCAAATTGACCTATTAGATAATGTAACGTAGATTCTTGTAAGACAATGACTTGTTTTGCACCCATCGCCTTTAATGCAGGTAAGAATCTAGCAAACATAATAATGTCACCAAATCCTTGTTCCATTTGGACAGTAATAGTCTTACCTAGTAAAGATTCGCCTCGCCATACAGGAACGTCTAACGTAGGCGCATAAGGCTTATCTTGTTTAGATGCTATCTCTGGATGCCAACGGTATTCAAATAGCTTAAATCCTTGCTCGTAACGACCAGCATGGAGATGTTCATAAGCTAACTTGTATTGGTTATCTACATAAGTATTAATAAGGCTTCCTCATCATCTAGTTCCGCTAGACGCTTGGCCTCTAATACTTTTAAGTGTGCTTGTAATCTTGCAAACTCTTTTCTGTTAGCCACCGCCTGTTGGATGTTATCCAATTGTCGTTCAAGGTAGCTAATAGACTGTTCAAGTTCTTTTGTATCGACTGACGGTATATCAGCTTTAACCTTTAATGATTGTACTTTAGATTTGTTAACCTGTGTAGGTTTTGGATCTACTAAATTGCGTATTGCTTGCTTACGATTGTCGTTAGCATCTTTTAATTCTTGTTCTAGTTTGCGTTGTCTTAACGCAATCTTTTTATTAAGCTTTTGTATTCTTTTAAGTTCTTCGTTTGTAAACCAAGCGTCATCACCACCAACTCGACCTGTGATAGCAGATACAATTTGAAAAGCGTTATTTTGAAACGCATTGGCTTGAAATGCTGATGCGAACATTTAGAACCTTAAAAAATGGGGGACTAATCCCCCATATTACATTAAATTGTTGTTGAAACTTCTTCCCACATCATGCCAAATGCCAAAGATGCAGCAACTGACGCAGCAGAAGTATAAAACGCAGCAAATCCACCAGGAGGAATCACTACAGAACCTTCCATATCTACCACACGACCACCAGATGTTAAAGTTGTAATTGCACCTGTTAGTAATGTATCTAACAGAATTAA